GCAATGTGTTTGTTATTTAACGCCGTATCGGGGAAAATATCATGGTAGCTTTGCTCATCAATAATGCGTTGTACATCGCGGTTCATCCGACTTGCTAAATCCGCAGAATAGGAACAGGCAATTATTTGCAAATCAGGGTTACGACCGAACGCCCACGCAGGAAATCTACGGCTAAATAGCTCACTTTTACCACTACGAGGTGGAGCAAATATCATTAATCGAGGTTGCTTGCCATCTATTACATCTTGATAAAATTGCTGTAGCTCCTGTGCAATCAGGATATTAAACCAGCCGGTAATAAAATCAGGCTTGGTTTGCGTGGTGAAGTGCATTAATGACTTCTTGGCTTTCTCAATCCGAATCTTGCTCAGGATTTCCTTTGGTGAGTAATTTTTCAAGCTGTTCAAGTTCATCAATGCTTAATCCTGATAAATTTAACTCCGCGCGCTGTTCAATATGCAAATCACCGGATACCTCAACTTTATTCGCAAACATCCCCAAATGCTTGCCAAGCAATTCAAGGGCTTTGTTCACGCTTGAGGGCTCATACACAAATTGCATAATGTCGTCACCCACCAATTCCCCCGTCTCACTGTCCTTTCGGATATTAGTAATGACCGTTGCGCGCTTACCCATTGAGATTTCGATATTTTCAAGAAGGTTCTTCAAAACCATATCTTGAGTAACTTGAGTGCGTTCTGAGCGGTTATTTTGGGCTTTTTGAATAGCCCTTATCATAGCTTGACAGCCTGCTTGCCTGCTGCTCTGCTGTCGCTTCGCTATACCCCGTTCTGATTGCGGCCTGCTTGCCGTTTAGGTCAACAAGATACTCCTCAACAAACCGCTTTTGTCTCTCTCTTAATTTCCCCACGCCATCAGACGTGGACTTTCCTTTCACGTCTGACATAGAAAATCCTTAAAATACTTGAATAAAACTTATAAAACCTATAAAATACTTATTAATTAAACGTAATACTTTAGCCATGAAAGAAATCATCTATCAGCCAAAAGCATTAAAACAATTGAGAAAGATTCCAACGAAAGCACATATAATTGAAAAATGTGAATCGCTTAAAACCTTTCCCGATTGTTCTAATATCAAAGCACTGACCAACCACACTTACGAATATCGTTACCGTGTTGGTGACTACCGTGTTTTCTTTAATATCGTTGGCAATACTATGAATATCATATCTATTGAAGAGGTTAAAAAAAGAGATGAGCGCACTTACTAATATTCAATACATTAATAATGAGCAAGGCGTACCTACTTTTGCTGTTATGCCAATTGCCACGCTCAACTGGCTAAAACAAAAAGCTAATTTTTCAGACCCTATTGAAACGGGTATCCCTGAATCTGTCGCAAAATTAGCTTTATTAAATGATTATTCTGCATTGCGTGCTTGGCGTGAACACCTAGGCTTAACACAGAATGAAGTGGCTAGACGCTTAGGCATCTCTCAAGCGGCTTATTCGCAACATGAAAATTCACAAACATTACGCAAAAGCACTCGCATTAAAATAGCTGCGGCACTTGGTATTAATCCCGCTCAATTGGACTTTTAATTTATTTACCGCCTTTTGCTTGGTTAATCCTTAAATTTATACTTTTGTATAATATACATTACAAACCTTGAGTATTTTCTCGGGAATTTTCGATACTCCCCGAAAGAATAATTAAGATTTGTAGCATTTACGCCACATAGAAAAGGGGCGAGTGGCCCCTTGTACACAAATACAAGCTCAAAAGGGATAGCTTGCACTCGGTATTTGGTTATTTGTAATGGCTACCACCATCTCACCGCATTAACCACGGAAGCAAGAGCGAATAGGAAGAATATGAGCCAAATGCCAAAAAATCGTAAACTTGATAATTTTTCATTCATTGTTATAACCCCCTTGATTATAGAGAGAATAGCCCTTAGAATATCCATAAATTTAGTTCCTCTTAGTATGGTAAGTTGGAATTAAAAAACCCTAGAAATTCCCAGTTTCTAGGGTTTGTTTTTTGTTGTAGCTTCCCAATCTATAATCCCTTTAATCCTGCTTGCGCAAATATCACGCTCATTCATCACAATTCGCAGAAAGGTTATTGCTTCGCCGTATGTCGTGCCGGTAAATTCTGATTGCTCACACGGCACAGTGTAGATTTGCGGTGGGTAGATGTATTCGCGCTTAACTTGGACTTGCGGACTTGCGCAACCGCTCAAGAGCATCGCGAGGGATAGCGGTATTAGCGCAACCTGTGCGGTCTTTGTAAATAACTTTAGTAATGATTTTAACGTCGTCATTGGTTTTGTCCTTTTCTTGTTGCTCAAGTGCGGTCTGTTTTTTAACTGATTCCCGCTCAATTAAAATTTGTTGCTCTTTTTTGGCTATATCGACTTTAAGTTGTGCGATTTCGTTTTTTTGTTGTGCAATAGTCTGTTCTTGTCGCTCGCTTAACGTCTTATAATGGTCAAGCTGACTTGTCGTCCAGTGCCAATAGCCAAACAGACCTGCAATTAATATGCCAATAACCAGCCATTTTGGATCTAGCTTAAACATAGTGATTTCTCTTTCTCCCGTCTAATCTCAAGCCCTTTAAGTATCTTCCCGCCACTATACGTCCAGCGCAAGAACTGACCGCACATTGCCTTAATATTGCCTTGGCGTGCGTATTTATATAAGGTCGAGTATTTCATTTTCCCGCAACCGACATTAAATGTAATAGATGTCGCTGCATCAAATGCACCTTGTGGCAGGTTATCGCCATTAGCCCATCGGTTGACACAACGTTCCGCCGATTTAATATCTTTTACCCAACGGTCTGCAATCTCTTTATCCGAATAGGTTTTATTGCGCACTATCGGCTCACCGCCAGCTTCTGTGCTTCCGATGCCAACAGTCAATACATCTGCAGGGCATTTATACGGTTCACGGTAACAACCCTCGGCATTGCCGATTATTTCCAGCCCCGCTTTTGAGGTGCGGATCTCATTTGGATAAAACTGATAAACTAAGCTAATAATTGCGGCAATCGAGCAGGTTGCAATGGTTTTCTTATATCTCACTCAATCAATCTCCCGCTTTTATCACGCAACCCGGCGCGAATTTCTTCGAGCTCTAGCATTCTTTTCTTGTATCTTGATTCTCGCCAATATCCGCAAACTGTAACGATAATCCCGATTATCACCGCCCACTCAGATAGTGTTAGCGCACCAAATAAAGAGGTTATCCAGCCATAAACTTGCGATTCAACCGGCATACTCTGTATTGTGTCTTTCATTTTTCCCATATCCCACCCCGTTTTCGAGGTAATAAAAAACCGCACCTAAAAAAGTGCGGTCAGTTTAATAACGGCAATTCAATTTGCATCTTATCTTCGAATATTTTCAAAGTTGCTTCCAGTAATGGTTTCTTTCCTTTCCACTCATTCAGCGCTTTGCCGCACAAACTTGCAAATCGCTTTTCTGCTTGATGCTCAAGAGTGAGTTCATTGTATTTATGCATTAAGCTATACCCTTCTTTAGCCAATTTATCTCGCATTAAATCGAATGCTTTAATAAATTCTACTTTGAATTTCATCGCTTTTTTCGTGCGATATCCCATAACTAAAAGCAAAAATCCGTTTTTTGTCATTTGATACATCGGTTGTTTTCTTCCACATTCATCGATATAGGAGGTCTCCTCAAAATTGAGGAGAGCAAATTCTCCGCAATCTTGTTCAAGAATTAATGCTTTCACATCACGAATAATATTATCGTGCCGTTTCCCAAATACCGTAGCAATGTGACGAGAAGTGGTGACAATGCGTTGATTTTCATTAACTTTTAAGAATTGTTCAAAATTTTCAATTTTTTGTAATTTCATTTTATTCTCCTATGCCTCCACAAGAGGTAACCCGTAAGAAGCAGTGAGTGGAGAAATAAACACCGCTTGTCGCGTGTACATCGCTATCTTACAGGTAATAAAAACCGCACCTAATTAAGTTGCATTACTTTATTAAGTAATAACCAAATGCAAGGGAGATCACTAAAACAGCAAGCCCACCACAACAAAAGAAAAATTTAATACCAAAAGAAATATCCTTCCCGGCTTTGTCTGCGCCTTGTTCACTCATACGCCCTCCTATTTTAAAGGATGTGAATAGTTTGTTTAGGAATTTGACTATGTTATAATTAGCCATATAAATCGTTTCCTTAATGGTTGTGATTATGGAAATGAAGAAACCCCGAATGTTGGTCGCATTCGGGGTTTTATTTGTCTAATAAAAAACCCCAACCGTTTCCGATCAGGGTTATGAAATTCTGTTTGTGCGCTTGCTATGCGCTTATATCGCACTCTTAGCACAAATCATATACTTTCACTTGCAAGTAATCAAGTGTTTTTTGCAAAATTATCCCAAATAAAAAAGCCAAAATGCAAATAAATTACACTTTGGCTATTGTGAATAATAATACTGCATTTTCTTTCCGCAGTCAACTTATAGCTAAAAGTGCGGTCGGATTTTTGTTATTTTTAGAAGTCGATTTTGACGGCTTTCGGGTCAAATTGGCGGAGGTGTTCTAACGCTCGCCGGTTTGTCATCGGATCAATCTCAAAATCTTTCGTAATGCGGTTTAAGATTTGGTTTGTTGAGCGTAGCACGCTTAGATATTCATAAGCCTGCCCGTAGATTTGCCCGCTCATATTTGAGCCTAGAGCGTGGAAGGCTTTTTCGATATATTGGAAAGTACCGACACCTCGTTTAAATGCGAACCATAGCCAAACAAGCTGTTGTAATTCGTACTCGGTAAATTCACGGGTGAATTTCTTTTCGGGTTCGGGTAGTGCGATTTGTTTTGGTTGGATTGCTCTACGTTCGCATTCGATAAAGTATTTGCGGATTTGTCTGCCTTTTCCGTTTCGTTCAACCATCGCAAGTTCTTTGCCCATATCTAGGGTGATGTGATACTCTTTGCGCGGGCGTCCATTGGTACGTTGGGTGACGATGAGGTAATCTTCATCTTGAACGAAACCGTAATCGGTTATGCGATTTTTGATCCAATCAGTGTATTGTTGCTTGCTTTCTAGGAATGCATGAAGCTCGCGTGCGTTAGCTAATTGAACAGATTGATTTGCGATAATGCCGTTAAATACGGTAACAAGATTTGGATTTGTCATTTCGATTGTCCTTTGAGATAAGTTTTCTTAAACTCACCACCGCAGAGACCAATCGTTGGTGGTGAACTGAACAGAATTGGTCTTACCGCTCTCAAAGGTTCACGGCGTCCTTTCGGACTTCCATTCAGCCCACCATTGGACTTTTTCATAAATTTATGAAAAAGGTTGATTTGCTGTTTTC